AATTAAGTATCAATGGGGTAGCAACTTAACTAAGTTCGTAGGCATGTCTCTACCAGGCAACGTTCAGTTCAATGGCGAACAGATTCTAAACGATGCAAGAGACGAAATTCAGAGGCTAGAGGAAGATATGATCACTTCATATTCTCTGCCTGTAATGGACATGATAGGATGATACCGTGGGAAAAAATTTCTACTTTGAAAATTTTAGTAACTCAATGGAACAAAATCTTATTGAGGATTTGGTCATTGAGTCGATTCGTATCTATGGCGTAGATACATGGTACTTGCCACGTACTATTTCAAATAAAGACGAAATCTTTAACGAAGACACCCTCAGTATCTTTGACGATGCCTACAATGTTGAGATGTATATCAAGAACGTTGATGGCTTTGAAGGTGAGGGTGACTTCCTATCTAAGTTTGGATTGCAGATTCGTGACAGCATGACGCTGACTGTTGCTATTCGCACTTTTGATTCTGAAGTGGGTGCTCATAGTGAACAGGTACGTCCTAACGAAGGCGATCTAATCTACTTCCCGCTTAATAACAAATTCTTTGAAGTTATGCATGTTGAGCATGAAGCAATCTTCTATCAGATGGGCTCATTGCAGACATATGACCTACGATGTGAATTGTTCGAGTACAGTGGCGAAAGATTCAGAACTGGTCAAGACTTCATCGATGACTACTACGATCAACTTGGCTACGATAACTTTGTGCCTGTAGATGCACAACGCTACTTTGTGAAAGTCGAGAACGGTGTTTACACTGTCCAGCTTGAAGGCGATATGGACGTTTACACTCAACCACAAATCGATGTGTATGCTGGTCAGACTTATCTCTTTGATCAATCAGACGCTTCCAACTCAGGGTACCCTTTGATAATCAAGTCTGCTGAGACTAGAGCGGAGATTGGTACCTACGCTACTATAGAGACTGTAGGCACTGCTGGAGAAGAGGGTGCATATGTACAGTGGAGCCCTACAACAGAAGACTCCTGGTACTACATGAACATGGACAACGACTACATGGGCGCACGTATCGATGTGCTACCGTCTAAGATTGACCATCTAGAATTGTACGATGAACTGGCTGATAACGAAACCATTCAAGGCGAAGCTGACAATATTCTAGACTTCTCAGAGCAAAATCCATTTGGTGAGGACTTATTCTAATGTACGGTCAACATTTCTACAACGAAACTACTAGACGTTATGTGGCTGTATTTGGTACGCTTTTCAATGATATCCAGATTGAGCGCAAAACGGCTTCTGGTACTTTCTCAAAGATGAAGGTGCCTATTAACTATGCACCAATGCAAAAGATTCTAGCACGTCTAGAGGGTGATCCAGACTTAAATGCGCCAGCAATGACTTTGCCACGCATGTCATTTGAAATCACTTCTATGAACTACTCGCCTGAGCGAAAAGTAGGTTCTCTACAGAAATACTCTAAGGGTAGCCCACTAGACAATAACAGACTCATGACTAGGTACTCTCCCGCACCTTACGATATTGAGTTTGAACTAAACATTATGTGTAAGTATAATGAAGATGCTACACGTATTCTAGAACAAATACTACCCTTCTTCAAACCTGAAGTTACTCCTTCAGTAAAACTTATTGACGATTTGGATTTGTATCTTGATATTCCAATTGTCCTCAATAGCGTATCTACTGAGGACACGTATGACGGAGACTTCCTATCTCGCCGTGCGCTTATTCACACCCTTAACTTTACATTGCGTGGCTACTACTTTGGTCCAGCGCAAGAGAAGAAAGTGATTAAGTTTGTACAGTCTAATATTACTATGCCTATCGAAGGAACACAAGCAGATTCTAGCACTACAGTTCAACCTGGTAAAACAGCCGAAGGCTTGCCTACTACAGATATAAACGAGACGGTAAGCTATCTTGATATAAATATAGACGATGATTGGAACTATGTAGTGGTGGTAGAAGATGGCTGATGAAATAGCAAAATCTTTGGGACTTGATCCCATTGAAGCAGAGGTGGAGATTATGCCTGTTAGTAGACAGACAACGCCATCTCTAGCTAATATTGACAAGGAAAATCAAGCAGAACAAGATTATCAATACGCTAGAGAAAATTTCTATAACGTGATTGAGACTGGTTCTAAGGCGCTTGAAGATATGCTTGACCTTGCGAAAGCGAGTGAACACCCACGTGCATACGAAGTCGTATCTACAATAATGAAGACGCTGGTTGATGCTAACAAAGACCTTGTTAGCATGAGCGAAAAGAAAGCAGAAGCGGTAAAGACTAGTCAAGAGGGTGATAGTAAAAACGTTACCAACAACAACTTATTCGTCGGATCCACTTCTGAACTACAACAGATGTTGAAGGACCTGCGAAACAATGAATCCACTTGATAAAGGTTATTTAGGTAACCCAAACCTAAAACGCAAAGGCATGCCCATAGAGTTTACTCCAGAGATGATTCAGGAGTATATCAAGTGTGCTAACGATCCCATTTATTTTGCTGAGAAGTACATCCAAATCGTGCATGTAGACCATGGACTGATTCCAATTCGTTTGTACGAGTATCAGAAAGAAATCATCAAGACTATCACAACCAACAGACGTATGGCTGTGAACACTTCTCGACAAGCTGGTAAGACCACTACCGCTGTTGCTGTTATTCTTCACTACGTTCTATTTAACGACCACAAGACTGTTGCACTACTCGCAAACAAAGGTGATGCCGCACGTGAGATACTTGACCGTATTAAGATTGCATACGAAGCACTACCTAAGTGGCTACAGCAAGGTGTACAAGAATGGAACAAAGGTTCTGTAGAATTCGAGAACGGCTGTAAGATTATCGCTGGTGCTACATCTTCAAGTGCCATTCGTGGTAAGTCTATCTCTTTCCTATATATTGATGAGACTGCATTCGTAGAAAACTGGGATGAGTTCTTTGCTTCTGTATTCCCGACAATCTCTTCTGGTAACACAACTAAGATTCTTTTCACTAGTACACCAAACGGGCTAAATCACTTCTATAAGACATGTGAGGGCGCAAGAGAAGGTAAGAATGGTTATCAGTTCTTAGAAGTAATGTGGTATGATGTTCCTGGTCGTGACGAAAAGTGGAAAGAAGAAACTCTATCTGCTATGGACTACGACTATCAGAAATTCGCTCAAGAATTTGAATGTGAGTTCCTCGGATCGTCTGGTACACTAATCGAAGGTAATAAACTCAAGTCTCTTGTGTTCCGTGATCCATTAGCAGAGCGTGAAAATCTACGCATATTTGAGTATCCCAGCAAAGAGAAAACATACATAGTAATAGTAGATGTGTCGAGAGGTAAGGGTCTGGATTATTCAGCGTTCCAAGTAATGGACGTATCTAAAATGCCGTACAGACAAGTTGCGACATTTAGAGATAATATGATAACTCCTATCGACTATGCGGAAGTACTTCACTCGGTGATCAAAATGTTTAATGATGCATACACACTGGTTGAAGTAAACGATATAGGTGAACAAGTATCCGAGATACTTCACTTTGACTATGAAGTAGAAACGTTACTCTTTACTGAGTCTGCTGGGCGTTCTGGTAAAAGAATATCTGGTGGGTTCGGTAAGAACGTGGATAAAGGAATCCGTACAACTAAGTCAGTTAAGGCTATTGGATGCAATATGTTAAAACTGATGGTAGAACAAGACCAACTGATTATAAATGACTTTTTCACTATTAATGAACTATCAACATTCTCTCGGAAAGGAAATTCATACGAAGCTGAATCTGGATGCCATGACGATCTCGTTATGGGTCTAGTATTGTTTGGTTGGCTAACCGATCAGACCTTCTTCAAAGAGATAACTGATATTAACACCATGATGCAATTGAAGCAACGAAATGAAGATGACCTAATGGAGAGCTTATTGCCTATAGGCTTTAATACAGATGACATACTTGACGAACATCCAATAGAACATACTCCCGGTTGGTTTAACTACTAAATTGGCAAAATTATAAATAATACAGACAAAAGATTTGAAATCTATAAATCATAATAGACAAGGAGAAATGACATGGCTTTTCAAGTAAGTCCGGGAGTTAATGTTTCTGAGATCGACCTATCAACGGTTGTTCCAGCAACATCATCCACCGAGGGCGCAATTGCAGGCGTCTTCAGATGGGGACCTGTAGGTGAGCGTGTTCTTGTTACTTCAGAAGTAGAACTAGCAAGACGATTCGGCAAACCCGTAGTAAATTTTAACGAAGAAACTTTCTTCACAGCGGCTGACTTCCTAGCCTACAGTGACGCACTATACGTAGTACGTGTATCTGACGGCAGCAAAGCTTCTGGAGCTGCTGATACTGCTGTAGAAGACTTTTCAGCTAAGTACCCAGGCGCAATGGGTAACGCAATCAGCATTCAAATCATTGACGCCGCTCACTGGGCTGTGGATGATCTAGGATTTGATTACGCACCTGAAGATGGTAACTTCCACATCGTTGTTGCTGATGACATTAACGGCACTATCTCAGGCGTTAAGGGCACTTCAGAGCAAACTACTGTACTAGAGCGTTTTGAAAACGTATCTCTTGTTGCTGGTTCTCGCAACGATCAAGGCAACAACAACTACATCATGGATGTTATCGAAAATAGTTCATCATACCTAAGCCTATCAGATACAGGAAACATTGCTACAATGAGTGAACCTGCGACATTGACTGGTGGCTCCGACGGTTCAAGCGAAGACGCTATCGCTCTAGGCGATGTGCAGCAAGGCTACGATCTATTCAAAAATCCAGAAGAAGTTGATGTTTCACTTATCATGCAAGGTAAAGCACGTGGCGAAGCAGGTACAGCTTACACTGGACTAGGCAACTACATCACTGACATTGCAGATTCACGTAAAGACTGTGTTGCATTTGTTTCACCTGCTAGAGAACTAGTAGTTGGTATTGCAGACACTAACACAATCTTGACTAATCTTACTGGTCCAACTGCGGCTTCTGTTTCTACTTCTGGTACACGTTCTACTTACGCTGTATACGATACTGGTTACAAATACCGTTACGACAAGTACAACGACCGTTACATCAACACACCTCTAAACGGTGATATCGCTGGTATGTGTGTACGCACTGACGATCAACGTGACCCTTGGTTCTCACCTGCAGGTTACTCTCGTGGTATCGTTAAGAACATCGTTAAACTTACCTACAACCCACCACTAGCGCACCGTGACGCATTGTACAAGAAAGGTCTAAACCCTGTTGTTACTCAACCTGGTCAAGGCACTGTACTATTTGGCGATAAGACTTTTGCTAATAAAGCATCTGCATTCGACCGAATCAACGTCCGTCGTCTATTCATCGTACTAGAGAAATCAATCGCTACTGCTTCTAAAGCAATGCTATTCGAATTCAACGATGAGTTTACACGTGCCCAGTTCCGTAACATGGTTGAACCGTTCCTACGTGACGTACAAGGTCGCCGTGGTATCTACGACTTCAAAGTTGTTGCAGATGAATCTAACAACACTCCAGAAGTAATTGATACAAACCGCTTTGTAGGTGACATTTACATCAAGCCAGCACGTTCTATCAACTTCATCCAGTTGAACTTCGTAGCTGTTCGTACCGGTGTAGAATTCAGCGAAATCGTTGGTCAATAAATAGAGTAAAGAGGAGAAAAGCACATGGCTTTCAACATTAACGAGATCAAGAGTCAATTGACTTTTGGCGGTGCTAAAGCGTCTCTTTTCCAAGTACAGATCACGAACCCTGTAAACGGAATCGCAGACTTAAAGACACCATTCATGGTACAAGCGGCAGCAATCCCAGAGGCAACTCTGGGTACTATCGAAGTCCCTTACTTTGGTCGCAAAGTAAAAATTGCTGGTGACAGAACATTCGCAGAGTGGACTGTAACTATTATCAACGATGAAGACTTCCTAATTCGCAATGCGATGGAATCTTGGATGGCGTCTATTAACTCGCACCAAGGTAACATTCGTCAAGCGGCTTCAGCGTCTCCATCACAGTACAAGTCTCAAGCACAGATCACTCAGTTCTCAAAAACTGGTGCTCCATTGAGAACTTACCAGTTCAACGGATTGTTCCCAACTTCGATTGCGGCGATCACAATGGATTGGAGTACTACTGATGATATTGAACGTTTTGATGTTACCTTCCAGTATGACTACTGGGAAGTTAACGGTGGTGTAACTGGCAACGCCAACACCAACGTTTAACAGGTAGACTAAGTATAAGAGGGGTGTAATAGCCCCTCTTT